CTTAACAAAATTCAAATTTGGTCTTAATATCCGCTTGCTAACCGATCGTAGTTAACCTGGTTCTTTTCAAAGTACGCCTTTTCCATATCTTCAAATGTCATGCCCATTTTCACACCAATCGCTAACAGTGCATTCAATGCAAAGGCATAACCAACTTTACTGCTCATATTTGCTGTATAAATTTCTTCAAATAACTGGTGGTATCTGATTACATCAAATTCTAATGTTCGCATTGATATTTCTAACGCTTCTAATGCACTGTCAGATAAAATGAACTCGGTATGCCCGTACTTATTACCTAAACTAGCCATAAAGTGCATGCAATCTGCCCATTCATCGTATTGACGCGCCTTATCATCTTTTTTGTTCTTTTTCCAATACTTGAAGAATCCAATCTCATTTGAAAGCTCACCTAACTCTGTATATAACGCCTGTGTCACGTCTCCAGTTAAGTTATGTCCTTCCAATCCATGAACCTCAACAACCTTACGATCTAGCTTATCCTGCGCTTCGAAAATCTTTTGAATGTTTAACATCCTTATCCGCTCCTTATAAGTAACTTTTCAATTTCTCTTTCTGTTTCTTCAACACTTCCAATGAAAGCTTCGTCTTCCGTTTCTCGTTATCTAATCCCACTAAGTGATATTCCATTTTGCGAATCTCACTCTCTACTGATTCAATTTCACCTTCCACCTGTATTTTGGTTTCTTTCTTCATGCAAACACCCCTTTACAGTCCTAATTCGTTCATGATCTTTCCTTCTTCGAATCCTCTCACGATATTGCCGTTTTCAAATTTAAAAGCTGGTAAACTCATTATTCCTAAATCATCAGCTTCATTTTTATAATCAATATCTTTATCAATGTTTCTTTCCTCTAACTCAATCTCTACTGGTGCAAATCCTAGAAAGTGCTTTGCACGTTTGCAATGAGGGCATTCATTTTTCGTAAACATAATAATCTTAGTTGCCATTTTGTTCAGTCTCCTTCGTTTCTGCTAATAATTGAGTTACTTCGTAAGTGCCATGCTCTGTGTATTTCATTGTTCTTCCTCCTTGTAATCTGATAAGATATCCTCTAATACAGTTGCTGTATCTTCTAACGTTAGCCACTGCCCTCTATGAAATCCGGCTAGCCCTAAATCGCCATTCTCAAATGCTTGGTCCGCGTCTTTCCTGCTATCTATTGCCCATTTGTGTAAATTATTGATATACTCTTCAATCGCTTCTCTCATTCTCCCCATCTCCTTTTAGTAATTCGAATAGCTCCTGTTCACTCATTTCATAAAGCTGACGTCCTGTATCTTCTTCTTTGTAAATCCCTTTATGTAATAAGACGTCGATGTAGATTTGTTTCCTGTCCATGTTTCCTAATGCATTCCCTTCACATATTCTTCCTTCAGATCTCGTATTAACGTGATTTCCTGCGACTCAACTTCGTGTCCTAATGAATTCACCTTGTAAAAATACACCTCGCTACCCAACGTCACACGCGTTACAGCGATATGTTGCCCTGTTTGTTTATGTGTCCAAAAACCGCGAAGTCTGGCTTTTTCTTTCGTTGTCATGGCTTGTCCTCCTAGCTGATTTGTTTCTTCTTAGTGCTACCTCGCTTATCTTTTGGTTTGGTAGCAGCTATATAAGGATTCATTCCTCTCTCAACCCTTTTATAGAAGCAGATATCACTAATCCCATGTTCTGTAGCTATCTCAAGAAACACAGTGTGACCTTTTGGTTTCATTGCAGCATCACGACGAGACATCCCTTTTCTTAATCTGCTGTAATAAGTCGATTTACTAATCCCATTACTTTCAGCGATTGCTAACATCCGTTCGTGGCTATACTTACCACCAATGTTTCTCTTTTTAACTGGTTCCGTTATAGCGCGTTCAACACTCCAACCATACACATGAACTCGTTGATACACATTCGCTTTGCTAATGCCATTTTCAGTTGCTTTATCATAATCCTCGAAAGTAATTACCTCTTTGTATTTCATGACGCTTCCCCTTTCTTCGTTCTATTACCCTTACTTGCTTTTAATGTCGCTGCCGTTTTCATGTCCCATTTCAGAACTAAAACTCTTGACTGTAATGTATTTTTAGCAATGCCATTCTTTTCAGCTAATACATATATTTCATCTGGAATCTTTGATCTTAATCTTCTCGATTTTTCCCATGCGTCTTTCCTTGTCATAATAGGAGCAGTAGATGCTTCCTCTAAACTCCACTTATATATATTCACGCGATTATAAAACGTCTTATATCCAATACCATTGCTTTCTGCTAAATCAACATACTTTTTATTCTTCCTCTTGAAACCGTTCGCAACAGGTTCGGTTATTGATTTTGTTACATCCCAACCTTTAGCTAATCTTTGATCCACATTATGTCTGCTAATTCCGTTCTTCTCAGCGATTTCATATTCTTCCCAGGTTGCGACTTTCTTGTAATTCATAGTCATCCCCCTTAATCCAACTCCATAATTTCTTTAAGTGACCTATCCGAAACATAGCTCTTAATAATCTGTATCCTGCCGTATTTATCCCTAGCCATTCCCTTGGCTTCGCCCTCTGTCTCCGCTTCGAACCAACGTAATTTTTGCTTTTCATCTTTGTCATAGAACTCAACTGCATACGTTGGTATAACTGGTTCGTTTGCGAGGAATTGCTCTGCCGTGCTCTTTGCCGAGTAATCAGAAGCTCCTAATATATCTTCAATTGATAATTGACTTGCCATCTCTAGCCACTCCTTTATGCTGCCGCGCTAATGCCGCGCTGTATCATATAATCTGCTAAATACTCATTCATTTTGTTTCTGAATCTGTCTTCGAAGAAGCGATCTAGCTTGTCCACTTCATCAGCGAATGTGATTGCTTTTCGCTCAAATACAAGGTATTCAATTAGTAGCCAAGCACTTACGATTCCGTCCTTCTTCGCTTCTGTATAGATGTCTAGAATTGTCATTAGATCACACTCCTTTATCGATAAATAAATTCGTTTTCTTAACGAACTGGAACGGCAATGTTCCGACGAACCCGTTACGGTTCTTTGCAATGATTAGCTCCACATCGTGAATGTCTTGCACTTCCCTTTGTTCTCTGTCAAAGTAAGCCGGACGGTGTGGGAAGATAATCACGTCTGCAATCTCTTCTATACTCCCTGATTCCCTAATGTCGGACATTGTTGGCGCTTTATCTTGCTTACCCTCTACCCCACGATTAAGCTGTGCTATGAGGATAATAGGCACCTTAAATTCCTTCTGCATATCTTTCAGTTGCTTCATGATGTGCGTAAACTTGAGATGGTTACTATCAAATGACTCATCAATATTCACATGTCCTAAGTGATCGATTGCAAAGAGGTGTTTCTTTCCTGGGTTCTCTTTTACAATCTTGCGAATCACTGCACGGATCTCGTTAATATCCTTTTCAGAACGAACATCTATAGGAAGTTCTGTTAATTCTCCACATGCCTTGTGGTACTTCTCCCAATACTCCTGTCTTCCAGCAAAGAATTTATTTGGATTATTCATCGTAGCAACCGGAATCTTCCCTTCTGTTGCAATCCATCTATCGATAATCTTGTCTTCATCCATTTCGCAAGAGAAGAATGTTCCCATGTAATCCGGACTTGCTTTTGCACCACGTCGCATCGTTTCTAGTACGAAAGCTGTCTTTCCGACACTCGGACGTGCTGCAACAATAATTAAGTCTGAAGGCTGCCATCCGTCCAATGCTTTGTTAAGACTCGTAAACCCTGTTGGCGTTCCACTCAAGCCTTGTTCTGGCATTTCGCTATGTTGTTTCACCCTCATTTGTAACTTCTCCCTAAAAGACGGCTGAGGCTTTATAGTGGCAACTTGTACATTATTAATCTTGGAAATCAGCTCATTCAGTTGTTTAGAGTTGTGAACGAACTTCGATTTCTCTTTGAAGTTTTCAACCTCGTTCAATGCTTCCTCAATCGCCACAAATTCAATCATCTTATCTTGTGTGAATTTAAAGTTATGACTAAGCACTCCTAATCCGTACACGTTACTTAATGTATTTACACCGCCAAACGTTGCCATTCTATTTTCTCCGACTTGAGCAAGGGAGTTCATATCCGCTGGCTTGTCCTCATTACGTAATTCCTTCATCACTTTAAATAGGTTTTTGTTATGAGGATTAATGTAATGTTTCGGTTTTAATCTCGTTTCATCTATTAAACTGTTATCTCGCATCATCATGCCGAGACTGTAGCATTCGTTTTCATAATGAACCTGGTACTTATCCATCCGTTACACCTCAATCAAGTAAATTATCAATAGAAATAGCTGTTTGTTTTGGTTTTTGCTTTGAATCTACTTTTTTGTACTCAAGATACCTTTCGTCATTTAGGAAGCCTTCTAGCATCTTGATGTACTGTAATTCTGTATTTTGTTTCTCACAATCTTTTGCGTAACATGTAATTCCGTATTTAATAACATCATGACTGTGATTTTTATCTAAAGATTCTTTATAGCGCTGATACGCTTTAGGCTTGTTTCTTTTCTTGGGATAGATACTCCATATCTCTTCAAAATCATCACTATAAGAACGCTTTGTAGACTTCTTTTTCGTGTCTGCTTTAGCAGCACATATATTATTGTTGTTATTCTCTGTAGTAATCTCTGGTAATGGTCGGGTCATGTTGGCATTCTCATCGTGCCAATTTGACACTATGGTCGTGCCATTTTGTCCACCAATGCCATTCAATACTTCATAATTTATGGAATACCACTTGGTCCGGTCTATTGCTAACTTGTTATAATTACCCACAAACAATAACTTTCTATCTTCAAGGCTTTTAAATATCCGTTTTAATGTACGTTCGCTCCAGAACGGGAATTGCTCGTTCCATTTAGGAAAGCTATTGTAGATCCAACGTTTCCCATCATGAAAGTGACGAGACATTTGTTGCCAATAGTGTATCTGTTGCAACACTATTGCTTCATTTAACCCAATTTCCTTCGCTAAAGAAGGCAAAACCATCAATGGTGGTTCATGTATTAATAAATTGCTCAATCAGTTCACCTTCTTCATCCAACATTCGTAACTGACATGATCATCCATGCCCGTAAACCTAATCTTGTCTTTCCCTTTAAATTTCCCATCGTTATAGAAAGTTTTTTCCGCTCTGTACACTTTCTTGATGGGAGTTATATAGTCGTAACCTCGTTTTTCTAAATCACGAACTGCTTTTAACATTTCTGTCATTGAACCTCGTCTTACTGGAACTCGGAACATCAATCTTCACACCTTTCGCATTTTGCTATACCGTCATTTACTTCCAAAACCTTATATCCGGGATAACGCTTTGGTATGCGATTGATATACCTGCAAGCGTTCCTCTTAATCTCTTGTTCTGTTTTTGCATCCTCATAAACCCATGCTGGGAGGACGACATTTGATGTGATTTGATGGTTCAGCATGGGTTTTCATCTCCTTAGTTAGCTTTTTTTGTACTGATCTTCCCAACCGATTAGTATTTCTATTGCTTTAGAGGCAATCTGTGGGCTTATTTCTGTTAAGTTTGTCACTCCAATTTTGCTTTTTAATGTATCCTCGATTGTTTGTTTCTCTGCTTTAGAAATGACCGCTACATGTGCTATTTTTGCGTTTATCATCTTCATTTGTTTCTCTGATGCTTTACCATTGCCGCCACTGCCACTGTTTCCTTGTGGTTTATTTGGAGCTTGTCCACTATTAATCTTCTGATTAGGCTTGTTACCTTTTCCGTAAGTCGCGCTGTTACCATCATCATCTTCACCTGTGTTTAAGCTAAGAAATGCTGCTAATGAATATCGACGAGCATATGTGATACAACTCCCTACTGCTTGCGGATCGTTTTTTACCGGCTTCATTGTTAGCTCATCACTTTCTAACCATTCACCACTCTCATGTATTAATAGTGTTTTTAAAGTGACGTTCTGTCCGTCTCCGCTTGGGATTTGCATGATGCTTAATCCGTGTTTTGAAAGAATTGGTCTAATTTCATCTATAATCGTGTCTAGCGTTGCGTAATTGTTTTTAAAGAAAGGATTATCTGCATCCTTCGCTATTTTGTTAACCTCTGAATTGAATTTCACTAACGCTTTAGCTAATTCAGTAATCGTTTCGCTTTTGTTCATTGAAATCCACCCGTTTCTAACATCTTCTTGTAACTTTCAATATCCTTTTGCAGTATCTCAACGCGAATTTCCATCAATCGTCGTATTTGTTTATTTCTAATAGAAGGAAGAGCTTTTGTGATTGCGTCTATTTCTTGCTCTGAAACGTTTTTTTCAACTGTTATCTCGTCCAATACAGTTTTTTGTATTTTCTTCATCGAATCCTCACTCCTTCTGATTGTTTCAACGTAATACCATCCCATTGCATTCCATCTTTAACTGCTGCAAGTAATAACTTTTTATCAACCTTAGGCGGTTGAGGAATCATGTATTCCGGAGGAACTACTGCATCTTCTGTGATATCTAGGCTTGCTGGGTTCTTTTGAATTCCTACTGTTACTATCGTTCCTTTGATACGTTTTACTTCTAATAAAATCATTTGCTGATACAAGTAATCTTTTAAGCTTTTACAGTTGTTTTCTACTGCTCTCCTACGTTCTGCCAATCGCTTTTCTTCTAACTTGATAGCTTCCGTATCCGCTTCAAGGTTTCGGATTAGTAGAGCGATGTTTTGCGCTTTATCTTGAATACTTTCTTTAATCGCTTGTAATGTATCTTCCAATGCTGATGGATCCACACCATCCTCAATCATCATTTGTAGTTCGTTATAATTTGAAGTGAGTTCATATAATTTCATAGTTATTTAACCTCCGAGATTTCTTGTTTATTTCCGCAATTACTACATACAATCTCGTCAGGCGAATGATAATACGTTTGTAATTCCATATCTGAACCGTCACAATTATCACATTTCATTATTTTTACCAACTCTTCTTTAGTAATGTTTCTGATCAAAATATCCATAGTTTCATTTCCTCCTAGAAAGGCATTCCGCCATGCGGTTTATTTGTTAAAACTGTGATTACATAGTCAAGATCTAACTTCCTTACACCGTCTTGTTCCTTATCAGACATTTGCTTCAAAGTTTCGATTGCACGTTCTACTTGTTTCTCTTGAATTCCAATCATTTTCCATTCCTCCTCGCTATTCTCTTATTTGCAAAATAGTTCGTTTGAAACAGTCTGTTGCGATGCCCAGTCTTCTAAGAAACCATCGAATCCTTTGATCTGTCTCACGTGTGTTTTAGCAAACTCGATAAAGCGTTTTGAGGTTACACTATGATTGCTGTAAACAGTTGTCTCAACGATTTCTGTAATACCTTTGTTTCGAATAAAAAAGTGTAATGTAATTTTGTAAAAAGCATTTTTTCTCTTATCTATCATGATTAAAATCCTCCTTGTATTTAGGAGAAAACATTTGGTATAATGTAATTAAGCTATTTACATTTGTTTTCTCCAAACCGTCCTAGGGGTAGGGCGGTTTTTATTTTGTTTTGATGCTGCGCGCATCATCATGACCAGAAGCGTGGTGGAGGGGTGTGGGTGTCCGCTCCTGATCATGATGACAAGCACAACGCTTGTCCTATTTCAGCAAAACCTCTAATACTTCTTTACCGCATCGCTTATGTTCCATATCCCATTTGATTACTAGTTCTTTCTGTCCTCTCAGATCAGCAATTAACTCTTTAAATGAACAGTGCGCCATGCACTCTTTACGTCGTTCTATGTAAGCTTCTTTCTCTTGAGGTGTCATTTGCTTACCTCCTTTAAACCCGACTTAGTTGCCCAAACATCTATCCTATAAATCAAGTAACTTCCAATTGAAATTACAGATCCTAAGATTACTAGTGATAGTGGGTTTTCCATCATTTAAATCGCTTCCTTTCCAAGAAACTTGTTAATAAAGTAAAGCTGACCTTTTCCCGTAACTTTTGTTGTGAATGATGTTACGAATTCACCTTCGCTATTTGTTCTTACAAATTCTTGTGACTCGAATAACTTCAAATCCATTGAGTACTGTGTTGGCGTGTTGTACAGGCTTCCTCTTTTCTTGCAAAGGTATCCGTTTTCTCTCAACCACTCGAATAGTCTGTTTTGACCTGTATCGATTCCTTTTTGCTTCATTAAGTTTGCTAACTGTTTGATGCTAATTAGGTTCGTTGACACTTGAACGGCTTCTGCGAATGTTACGAGTGGTTGTTGCTGTAAAATTTTGCGTTCAGCTTCAAGGCGTTTTGCTTGTTCTTCTTTTAAGTTGGTAAGAAGTCCAATCATGAAATCTGGATTAGTTACCGCTTGTTCGAGAGCTTGATCTGTCATGTATGCTCCGTGTTTTCTAATAGAAGGAAGCACTTCGATCGCCAACCAATCTTGAAATTGTTCTGCGATATCGTTACTCGCTTTGAAAGCTAACTTGTATACTAGTGATTCCGGTATTAAATCTCCTTTCCCCACTTGTGGGGAATTATTAGGAAGATAAGAATTAACCCTGTCCCACCTTACATACAATTTTCCGATTTTCGTTTGCACAATCCCTAAACTCTTAGCAACTTGTTCTACATCGAACAACACTTCGCCATTTTCGAATTTCGCTGACACCTCAAAAAATTCATTTTTAAATTTTTGTAACTGATTCATATTTCCACTCCTTATAATTTGTTCGAAAAAATCGAACTTAATATTTAAAAAAATATTGCTTTTAACATTATTAAGTTCGATTTATTCAACCCTTTTAAATAGTTCTTCTACAGGTATTGAAAACACTCTAGATATAGCGAAAGCTGCTTCTTTACCAGGTGATTTTGTACCCTTAACATATTCACAAACTGTGCTTTTAGAGCGTTTTATCTCTCTAGCTAGTTGTATTTGTCTCATTTCATTTTTATCAAGCAAAGCCGACAATTTCTCGTTGTCAAAAATCATTTTCCTATTCACCTCGCTTACAAGTAATACTATAACATAAAAGTTCGAAAAAAGGGAACTATTTTTTTATTTTTTTTATTTATTTTACATCTTCTAATCTAATTATAAATATTTAAAGTGACAGAAAAGTTTGCTCCGAGCGAACTTTTATAATAGAATGTACTTAATTAGTGACATACTAACTTAGTGAAACACTTACACAGTAGACAGAATCTTATTATAAGAATTTATATAAAAGGGTGGATTTATTATGCGCGGGGATAGGGTAAAACAATTAAGGAAAGAAATAAAATGGACCCAGGAAGAGTTGGGTAAACGTGTAGATCTAAAGAAATCAACGATATCTGAAATAGAAAATAATAAAAAGGATGCTGGAAGAAAAGCAATTACAAAGATCGCTACAGTTCTAAATTGTACAACTGACTATTTATTAGGACTATCTGATGATCCTCAATTAAATAGCGAACAGTATTCTGATTTAAGAAAGAAGTTTGATGTATTACTCGAAAAGCTAGAACAAAAACCGAAGCACGAACAAGAGATGCTTTACAACATGATGCAAGCAGCTCTTGGCTCAGATGATTAAATGGTTGTCAGCGTAAAGCTAACAATCATTTTTTTTATCCATAATTAGTCGCTCGATATCTGCAACTTCTATTTTTTTATTTTCATCACTTGTGATTTCCCCCATAACAAGTGTCTTCCATAATACCTCTGCCAAATTCTCTCTCTTCATCTCCAACATCCTCCAATAACTTCATAGTAGTTTGTGAATCTTTCACATACGTACAACTTTAACCGAAATTCTAAAAAGTTTTATGGTCTGTAAAGCACGAAAGACGCCACCGAAGTAGCGTCTTTTTTAAAATCTCCCAGTTAAGCCTTAAAGGCCTCCAGGATCAACCATATATTTAATTGTTGGTGTGGCATTTTGTGTATCTGCATTATGTAATACTGTACATAATGCGAAGGCGCACAGCAATGTCATTATAAACTTTTTCACTTAACTCACCTTCTCTTTCGTTAAGGCTTCTCGAACTGCCTGCATGTAATATATATTACCATTTTTGGCAAGCTCTAGCAATGCATTATTTAGATATTCTATTCTTTTTTCGGGTTTAGCATAAGCGTAATAATACCACTGGAAACCACTTAACCTACCATTTTCTAGAAGTATCTCATTTAACAATTTAATTGCCAACTCACGATCACCATACTTCGCTTCATAAAAAGCAATTTCAGCTTTATCTATTTTGGAAAAGTCAATTTTATCAATATTGAAACCATTCTCTATGTACAGAAAAGCTAATGTTGTATGAAATGATTTATATTTTCTTGTTTGTTGTGCAGAAGAGACTTCATTTAATAAATCTATGGCTTCTAATATGCATTTTTCACCTTTTAATACTTCTTCTGGACCTGAAAATATATAAGATTCTCCAATGCAACATAATGCTGTGGCTTTAGTAATTAGTGCATTAAAATTCGATTCTATTACTTTATTGGCTATTCTTCTGCTTTCACTAATATTATTATTCAAAAGTTGGACGTACGCCTGTCGCTCGTAAAAATAAAATTGCATGCATTGTTTTATGAAATCGTTAGTTACCTTCGGTAATGTATTTTTAGCGTTATCTGTGTATGGAAGCATTGCACTATAATTGCCCTTATCATACATACATACAGCTAACAACATTTCTACTAGGATTTTACAATCAATATCTTTCGTTTTATTAAGCTTGTTTATTAGATCGATTAATTTTTGTCCTCGAGCCTCATTACGATTTCTCATGTTAAACAGTTCATATACATCAACATATTTTTTTAAATTAATATTTTCTTTATGTTTTCTAATCAAAAATTGAATAGAATCATACTCTCCAGCTGCTTGGCAATAAAAAAGAGATTTTTTTACATTCAAATCACTTGTGCATTTCATTGCGAATTTTTTAATCTTTAATCTAATTTCTTTAGGGTTATCATATACTTCGTTTAACAGTTTCAAAAAGTTTTCGAATTTCATCTCGAATTTTCCGTTGAGTCCATTACTAAGCGTCATATTACTAATACCTATTTTTATTGCTAAATCATTTCTAACCATATTATTAGAATCAATAAAATTTCGTACTTCTTTCACTAACTTCTTCATTTTTGCTCCTCCTAATGGAACAAAGACACTTCGCTCATTTTCTCAATTTTTAAATAGGAAATTCATACCATGTTAATGATTTAGTAATATCGGCATGTTATAATGTAATTGTTACTCATGTAGTAACCGAAAAGAGACTTTATGGCAGATGTTCCCCTTGTGAGTCGGGCGAACGGTACAAGAGTGTTGCGAGCACTACTTATACACGCTGTGAGTCTTTTTTTCGTTCCGTTTATTTGTTTTTATAATAACACAAATTTCCTAATATTCGGTCATAGAGTTATCAGACTATTATTGAGAAAATTGAGAAACCGCTCTGCGACAACGTTTCTCGTATTCAACGGAATAAAATATGCAATTATACATTTTCGTATCGAAAGACCTCACATGAATATTTTACCACCAATTCGATAAAAAGAGAACATGAGTTCCTATTTTTATTTTCATTGAGATTAATAATTAATCATTATACTATAGATGACAATAAATCTATCATTTATAGTATATCGATATCCATATAACTATACTGATAGTATGAAAACTTTAGGTGAAACTTTAAAAAAGCTTAGGAAGAGTCGCTCATTGAGACAAGCGGATTTAGCTCATGAACTAAATCTCAGCAGAAGCCAAATTAACAATTACGAAAATGGATTTTCTGAGCCTGATCTTACGACAATGTTTCGTCTCGCCTCCTATTTCAACGTATCATTAGACGTGCTCACTGGACGTACTGACGCTACTGAGGATAAAATGCTACATAATACTATTTCTGGTGTTCAGAAAGCGTACGCAGCGTTATCTGAAAGCCAAAGAAAGATTTTTTGTAAACAACTCGATCATTATGTGAGATTTTTGAGTGAATGCGATGATCTGTTGTGATTTGATTTCATTTTAGAAGAAATCTTTTCCAATATCCAGTGGTAAAATTTTACATAATATTACCAAATTTGACAGTGAGAGCTTAGGCTCTCTTTTTTTAATTTATTCGACACAATATGACAAAATAGTTGTAACTGAATTTGTTATGCTTGTTTAAGAATCTTACATTTTGGAGGGAACAATTAAAAATGGCAGAAGATAAAAACGAGAAAAAGCCTAGTGATGATAAACTTGCTAAACAAGCGATAGCTAGAAGATATCAAAATTATACACCTATCATCATCAGAGCTGGATTTGAAGAGAGTAAATCAGGATATGCTACTATCACAAAAGACCACATTCAACTTTTTGATTATGATAAAAGTATTGATGATGTTGTTAGCTTAGTTACACATCAAATTTCAGACTATGACAATGTGACAATTGATCACTTTGCTATAAAATCTATATTCAGATTCAAAGGTATAAATAAAACATTTGAACTTACAGCAAAAGAAGACGGCAAAAAGATTGAGAGTTTTATTAAAAACAACACAAATCTTGAAACACACCTAATTCAAAGAAAGTTCCGCAATAAAATACTCGGGTTCCGATCTAATACTAAATGGAAAATGGTTGTAGCAATCGCTGTGTATTTATTTATCGCTGTTGCTACAATTAGCGCGATTTTTGATAAGAAAGAAGAGAAAGCCGCTTCTACTAATGTAAAAACTTCTCAAAACGATAATAAATCAGTTAAAAAAGCTCCTAAGAAAGAAGAAAAGCCAAAGGAAACAGCTTTAAAAATGGATGATGGTCGTAATGTAAACATGGAGATTTACAACAAATACAATGTGAAATATCAGTCTTATGAACCAACTGACCTTAAAGATTCAAAGGATAAGGATGTATTGGAACATTTTGAAAAAATGGCTCAGAAGTACAATATGTCTGTTCCTGAATACATAGAAAAGGAACATGAAATTGTTGCTGCTAATGTTAAAAAAGCTCAAGAAGAAAAACAAAAAACTGATGAAGAAAACAAAAAACGAGCTAGTGCTGGGAAACCAACAATATCTAAAGATGAGTTTGACAGAATTGAAAACGGTATGACATATGATCAAGTAAAAGAAATCATTGGTAGCGATGGGGAAGTTTTATCTGAAAGTGGAGATAAAGGAACAGAGTTTTACACAGTCATGTATATGTGGAAAGGTCAAGGCACATCAGGAGCAAATGCTAACTTTATGTTCCAAGGTGGGAAGCTTACAAATAAGGCGCAATTTGGATTAAAATAAGACACTCATTTCGAGTGTCTTCTCTTTTTGTCTTCTTTTTTCGTCAATCTTCTGTTAAGATTGAGGGTAGATACATAGATTTTTAAACAAATAACTTTATATAAAATTAAAAAACCCCCGACGAAAGTTTTTAGATGGTCATTTAGCTTGGCGGCAGATACCATTTAAAAACCGGAAACAGAGGCTTTGTAGATACGTAAATTAAGTTGATACCTAAATAGTATCATAACTTTAAAAAAACGTAAACTACAAATCCTCTATTAGTTGTACCCAAATTTTGTCGGGGCAATAAATAGGAGGATTTTTTATTATGTCTACAGACAAAAAAGAACGACGCATAAACGGTAGGAAAGCAAGTACAGATTTATACTTCCCTTTACATCAATTCTTATTTTATGAGCCTAAATATAGAAAACTGAGCAACAACGCCCGTGTCTTATACTCCATCTTACGTGACAGATATAAACTTTCATTACAAACGTCTCAACATGTAGATACATATATAGATAGTGAAGGTGACATATACTGCATTCTCGATAACACTGAACTTAGTTATCTATTAGCAGTATCAGAACCTACAGCGATTAAAGCGAAGAAAGAATTACATGCTGTTGAATTACTTGATGAAGAGTACGTAAAAGACGAACCAAATCGTCTATACGTATTAGAGCCGGAGTTGACAACGGATAACTGGACTTACATGGCTGAGTTGGATGAAATACGTAAACAGAAGAGAGAAAAGAAAACTGAACAAGCTAAAAAAAGAAAAGAGAAAAAAGATACTGAAGAAACTGAGAAAAGTCAATCGTCAGTTGGTGACTTAAATAACTTTAGTCACCAGGAAAATAAGGATTCTGCAAAAAATGGTGACTTAAATAACTTTAGTCACGTGACTAAAGAATCTTTAGAGTATACAAAAGTATTTGTTATACAGACTGATTTTACTTACTTTAGTAAGTATGTAGGTAAGAGTATTCCTGATCTCCTTGTTGATTTTTACAACAGATATTTCAAAACAACTAAATACGCAAAAGTCGAATTAACAAAACTTAGCGAAGAACAAAATGTACTTCTTGTCTTTGAAGCAATCAAACGTGCTATTGATGGGGAACCAGACAAGCCCATCGCTTATATAAAAGCGACAGTTTCTAAGTGGAATACAGCTAACTGCGAAACGTTAGAAGATATATTGAATTATGAGAAAGAACATCGTGAACAAAAGAAAAAAGATAGAAAACCTAAATTACCTAAAAAACGCTCTAATCGAACTGAAATTGCACCTGATTGGTTAGGAGAACAAAAAGAAGCAGAGTGGAATCAGAATGGTAGTCAAGCCTCAGAAGAAGAACGAAAACGACTAGAAGAAGAGTTGAAAAAATATAAAAGATAACAGGTTATCAATTTTCGGATAACCTCAAATAGGTAAAATTTCACGTACTCTATCTGTTATGAAAAAGGATTTTTTCGGTTTATAGGGAGTTTTAACGAATTCTGGGGAAGACAAGCACTCGTCTTCCTTACCTCGCTGTATGTAATTTACAGGTTTAGCGAAGCCCTTTGCGAAGAATAGCAACCTCGCAAACTTATAATCAATGAATAACCAATGATTAATTTATTGATTTTGGTATATTTCATTGAAAACGAGCGTAAATATCTGTTAGAATCAAAGATATCAATGATTAACCATTGGTTTCGAAAGGGGAATGAATATGATTTTAGGGAATCCATATGCGATTGACTTAGGAAATGGCTTTACAAAACGTGCTTCTAAGAAAAATAAAGCATTAGAAGCTGATGTTATTACAGAATTATCGGTGCTAGCGCCAGTAGATGATTATTACAATGAAGCTGAATTTACGAAAATCGAATTAACAAACACTGACTTTTCATACTACATAGGGGAGGAAGCAAGAAGGTCTAAACTTCCACTTGTGCGCGCTTTAGGAGAGAACAAAGCGAAGCGTTATGAGGACCCAATATTTAAGAAACAATTATTCGGATTCATTGCAAAAGACTTTAAGAAAAGTGTTACTATCCCGTTACTTGTTACTGGTCTTCCGGTATCTCATTTTGGAAATCAACGTGAGTCATTGCAAAAAGTAGCTATGGAAGAAACGGCTGTTAAAGTAAATGGTGAATTAATCACAATCAAAGTAAAACAATGCTTAGTAATTCCACAACCCGTCGGGACGCAATATTATTTAGTTAAAAAAGACATCATCAAAAAAGAAGATCGCATCCTTATTATCGATGGTGGTTTTGGTACATTCGATGTTACTGATATGTCTGGTAATGCTGTTATCGATCGTTTAGGAACTGAATTAGGTTGTGAGAAAGCATTCATGACTATTGAACAAATCGTTCGCGATAACATCGGCGAAACTCCTGATCTAAGCGTTTCTAACATGCACTACATCTTAGAGAATGGCTATAAGTATAACGGCTCTCTATACGACTTATACACTCACAAGGACGTAGCTGAAAATGTTGATGCTGAACTACAACGTCATTTTGAAGCAGCACTTCGTGAAGTTTCTCAAAAGTTTAATTTAGCGGTGTACGATAAAATTGTATGGACTGGTGGAATGGCTGCACTGCACAAGAAACGTATCGAGAAGAAACAAGAGCAATACCCAACATTTACGGTTCTGGAAAATGGTCAAGAAGCTAACCTATTAGGATACTACCATTTAGGATGTGATGTCTTTGACAAACTTACAAAAGAAAAAGCTTCAAATTGAGCTTAACCCAAAGAAAGACAAAACAATTTATAACCTAATTGTGAAATTGGAACAAGAGGGCGAAGGAGAAAAAGGATACGTTAACAAGCAAGTTAAAAAACGTTTAGAAATGTATCAAGTTCTTTCTGAAGTAGCTGGAGAAGATGATCCAATTGAATTAGTGAAAAAACTGTTAATCAACATTAAAACTCATGGTGTACAGAACGATGCAGGCGAAGATGAAAAGCCTTCTGATGATGCTGTAGATAGTGCAATGAACTTAATCGCAGGATTAAATGACTGGTAAATGATTATGTTAGAAAAGAATTAAACTATATATAGCCTCCTCTCTCCTACTTCTTTTTTTCATGGAATAATGGAATTATGGAAAAGTGTCCCTGAGATAAAAGAGAGGGAGGAGGTGAATTTTCGAAAGAGGGGAGCATCATGACAAATGTTAACCCTATGTTCGAACCTTCTAGAAAATCTACTACTATAACAAACTTACAACCTCGTAAAACTCGTTCTGATAAGAAAAAAGATGTAAAAATCCCCGTAAACGAAATACAAAGACAATTAATAAGAACATCAGCCTTCCAACAAGGAATAACAACTACACAATATATGTCCAAACTAATCACAGAACATCTCAGAATTGATTATATAAGCGAAATACATGCATACGAATATAAAGACACTAAAAAGTACATTCATGCGAAATTGGAGCAGGAAACACATTCTAAGCTTGTCCAATTAGCTATTGAATGGGGAGTGTCACAAAGAGCAGCAGCAACACGTATTCTTTGCTTTGCATTAAAAACAATGTGAGGTGTGATATATGTATAGCAAGTACGACATCATGACAAAAGAAATACAGATTATGAGCGTTAATAGCTGGTGGGAGAAGGCAAAAATTGAATGGAGTTTAAAAGAGAAATATAAGTTTGAAGTTAAGATGTTAAAAATCTATCTTTTCCGTATGAGTATTATCATTGAGGATATGGAAGAAGAAAATTGTGAATGTGATGCTAGTGATCTTGCTGAAATACTTGTAGAAGATTTTCTTGAGCATATACGATCTAAGAATAGTATGGAACAGCTATTTCAAATTCTAGAAAGTAAGAAACACTATACAGAACATGAATTAGAATTTAATGAAGATGATGAGCGATACGGAACAATAACAGTAAAGATTGATAGAAAGACTTTGCGAAGGATTGAAGTATTTTTCTCTGATATGGCTAACTTATTCCCCACACATGGCTACACAGCAGATAAATTGATTAATATTTTGATGTGTGACTACATGAAGTATTATGCTGAAGAACCGGGAAAGAAACTATCTTTGTTAAAACGTAGATTCTCATGATGTTTAGAATTCCTATTTTCGGGATGTTTAAAAAATGAAATCTTTGACCACTCTTGTACTAAGAACTTAAAAACAGGAGTGATTAAGATGAGATGGCTTATTTCTGGTAAAGGGAGAAAGTCAAAGCTCTCCAATTTTCTGGAGAAAAACAAAATTACTCAACAAGAATTAGCAGAAAGAAGTGGAGTTAGCAAGTCTACGATCAGTCGTGTATGTCAAGGAGATAAATTTTCACCAACTATGAAAAATGCACAAAAGATTATTAAAGCATTGAAGAAATTAACAAATAAAGATGTCCATTATGATGATTTTTGGTTGTAAATAAAAAAGGGCCGAATCAAAAGAGTTGTTTTTTTTAATAAAGTGGTTAACGGAAAAATATCAAATTTTCTGTTTTAACTATTGCAATGCGACAGCGCACGTGATATATTATGAATAAGAAATGCGACAACGCATAATAAAGAAGGAGGAAGTAACGATGAACGTTATGAAAAAAGCTTGGGAAATCGCTCGTAAAGGTCAACGGAATTTCGGTGGTAAAGTTAAAGAGTATTTTACTCAAGCTTTAAAAATGGCGTGGAAAATCGTGAAAAAGAGTATGAATAATTTCACTTCTATCTTTAATGCAATAGAAAAAGATGCAAAGAAACAGGCTCAAGAGTTTTTTAAAGGGTATATACAATTAATGCAATCTCGTGGAGTAAATATCCTTAACTTAAAAGATACATCAGCAACAATGTGTGCGCCTAACGCTCCACAAGTAAGTACTTATGTATTGTGCGAACAAGATTCTTGGGTTGATGGTGTTGCAATGTATCGTGCGGGAATCTTCATTGAAGATAGTAACGGTAGACGATTAATCAACCAAGAGGTAATTACTTTTAAGGAGTCGGATTATATATGCTAGATCACATCATTGGTGTGGAGGAAGCAGCTGAAATTTTAGGGCTTTCTCCTGGTACTGTAAAAAACAAATGTGCCGCAGGAGAATTATTAGCTAAGAAAATAGGTAAAACGTGGATTCTTGATAAAAACATATTAGTGGGAATAGTAATGGAAAATCAATTGAGAAAAGAAATATTTCGCTTAACTTCATCTGAGGAATACACTCCACATTGGGTGACTGAAAATATTGATTCTTTAGTTAAACAAGGTGTTAAATTATCTAAAAAGAATCCTAATTATACTATTGAACAAGTTGCTTTTAAGATCGTTGATTCTTGTTACTAATAATAAAAAAAAGAGCCGACTCCACGAAGGAGCCGGCTCTTTGCTATAGTTTTTGAATCCATACACCGTAGTTAGGAAACGTTTCTTTCAACTTAGAAAGCACTTCATCTGCCCATTCTTTTGAGTTGAAATCGCCAATAGTAATTCGGTGTGCAGAACCTTCCAAACAAACTTCCCACACACCATAGTTTGGGAATAGTTCTCTCACTTTTGCTTCTACATCAGCTGCCCATTGTAAAGAGTCGAAATCCCCAATCTGAACACGATATGCTTCTTCTTGAGCTTGTACTTCTTGAACGGGGTATCCAATAAACCAATTAAGATCTTTGTTACCAACCAGATAATTCAAATCGCATTTACCGATTCCAGGAACATGACCAGTTTCGGTATACTGCCAAATATCACACGCATATTTAGGTTTATTACCACCATATCGTGGAATCCATAGAAAATCAGCGTTCAATCCACTTAAACCATAATTTTCGTACATATGATGACTTAGATATAAACCAACTTTCCAACCTTTTGATTTACAACGATCAATGAAAGCTTGAGATGCCGTTGCGAGGTTATTAGCTCCACAGGATTGTAATGTATCATCTTCTACATCCAATACAAGAAACTTAGCGTTCTGGCTTGTACGAGCCATGAAATCATCAGCTTCTTTAATTGCATCGTTAACGGAAATATAGCATCCATAAGCATAAGCAGCATGCGGAATACCATACTCCTCTAATTTAGCTACATACCGCTTATACCACTCATCTACTTTGTTTGATCCATATTGAACTCGACAAATAGCTAAATCTAATTGTGGTGCTGCTACTGCCCAATTGATATCACCATTCCATTTTGAAATATCTACAATGTGTCCCATTACTCAACATCTCCTTTTAATTTAATTAAAAAGAGCACTGTCTCATGACAATGCTCGTAATAAACCTTTTTTTATTTAATTGGATATGATAACGAAAATGCTACATAGTGAGTAGTTGCTTCAGGGAGATACATGGAGAGCTTACCCTCTTTAGTTACTAACACCGTAGCAGCTACTGGGAGATTGACATTTGAGGAAAGGAAAGCATTTGCCGCAAAGTAGGAATCTTGATGGGGAGCAATGTCAGGAGTAATTTGAGCAAGCACTTGCTGGGCCTTAACTGATCGAACAGCTCCCGAAATATGCACCCAGTTACCATGTCGTCGAAGCTTTACAGGTGTATCTCCGTCTTGCACTGCGTTACTGATAGTCAAGTCTTCCCAAGGTACATCGTCCTCATAAAAAAGCCCTTCACCATCCATCCAAATACTACTTCCATAATTACCTTTATTTAAGAAGATAGCGCCCGCTGCCTTGTCCTCACTGAAGAATCCCGGGATTAAGCCATAGCGTTGTTCCATTTCTTTGATTACCTCTTGTTTTACCTCGTTATAATTTGTAGCCATTATTCAACATCTCCTTTTCCATTTTCATGATCTGACCAAACTCCTAATGCAATACCAAACATATAAATTGCTTGTTGTACTTTTTCTAAATTACCTTCGAATCCAGTGACTCCAAATGCTGATAAAACTAATCCAAAGCATGAAAAAAGCGCAACCCATGTTTTCCAGTTACGCAAACGTTTTTTGATATTTTCTTTATTCATTTTTAATTTGTCTCCTTTTCTAAATTGTCGAGTCTCTTATGTGCTTGTTTAGAACTCTCTTCTACTCGTGCGACTCGCTCACCAAGTGCGATCATTTGTTTTTCATTCGCTTTTAAATCAATTCGAATGTCATCCACTCCTTTGCGAATATATCCTAACTCTGCTTTTACTTCTGCACTTTGCTGGCCATCTGACTTGATTGATTTTGTTTTGTTAAGCGAGTACGCAAAATAACTGATAGCTAGGGATAGTATTGCAACGAGAACCCCAATTTCAATTGTCATTCGTTCATCTCCTTTTAAAATAAAAAAGACCAGCGATAGCTGCTCTGTTTTTTAATTGCTATTTTTATAATTCTCCTGGTGGTGTAGTCCATCCGCCTCCTGTTGAACTGGTACCAGGGTCAATCCCGTTATCTCTAAGCTTCCTTTCAAGATCACCTATTCGAAGTTTTAAGATATCTATTTCATCGCTAGCTTCATAGTATTTAGTTACATAGCGATCACGTTCTTTCTTAGTAGCAGCTATGGAAGTTTCTAATTGTGTTATTTTAAAGTTAGCATCTTTATAGGAATTCTGTAAGTTAAGGTTTTCTGCTCTCAGCGACTCGTTTTCCTTTACTTTTTCATTCAACTCACTAAGACGTATGTTATCTTCTTCACTCTTCTTCTTAGCGTCATCTACATACTTCTGCATATCATTAACTTTTGTTGTCATAGCGAATAACTCTACAGATTTATTTGACAGTGCTAACTTTAGATCTTCATCTGTTACATTAACTTCGTCTGGCATTTAATCACTCCTATCTGTATTTTGGCAAAACTAGTCTGTCTCACCTCCTTAAATATCTTATTAACCATAAAACTTTTTAGGAAGTATAATTCCGTTAACGAATGTTGTCTTAGCTTCGAATTTTAGAAATTCTTGAGATAATGCGTTGTACACTGTCTTAGTAATACGCATCTTCTGAGATGATACTGGGTAGGTATCAGGAAAGTAGACATTAAAGCGTCTCCCTAGTCTGATCCGCATAAAGTCTTTTACATCACGAAAAGCTTCAATAAACTCGGGGGTGTCTTGGATATCCATAACATCAACCTCAAAAGATATTTCAGGATTGTAAGCCATTTGGTACTGTAAAGTCCCTTTGATCTGATTGACACGGGATAGCAATGCTTGAGCAATTAAATATCTCACAGTATCTATACTGTTTACACTTTTAGCCGCATCGTAGTCATCCTTAGATAGCATGTCTGAAAAGTCAACAGGTACAGTTCGAACATAAGGGAAATCTTGAGCGAGACCACTTACAATGTTTACACTCTCCGAAGGAATTGCTTCATGACTAGGTCTCCCGTCTGTGGCATGTCTTAAGTTGACATAGACCTCTTTAGAGCCTGAACTTCTTGTTGTATCTGATTGTGGCGGATCCCAATTATATATTACGTAAGGCATGATATGTGTCACAGCTTTAGAGTTGTCTATGGAGTAATGGAAGTTTCTAACGTTTTGATTTATCTTAAAAGGTAATTCATCCTCTTTATTAACTCCACTGTATCCCCCGATAGTTCCTTGAGGATAAATAAACACCCTATTACGAACCCTCTCAAGCTCTCCCCCTACTTGCTCAAGCAATCCTTTGTCTCCTAGCAGTTGATCCATAAAGGTTGCATTGTTTCCCCAGACTGCACCTTTCTTAATGTTTAAACTATCGTTAATACGAAGAATGAAAGGAGGGTTATACCCTAAAGGAAATGATGTCCCTTTCTGTAACCAATAAAGCATTTCTGATGCTGTAAAGAATTGTGTACCCATGTTAGGGGCTATCACTCCGTTTAGGTCGTAGCTTATATGTTGTGCGTATATCCTCATCATTTCGGAATCGTCATATTCTATTTTATATATTCTAAAGAGGTCATTGTCATTTACAAGCCCAGGAATCGTCTGAATAGCTAGAACCCTCCCTACTTTGACCTCTTTAATGAAAGGATGGTCTAAAGGTACTTCCGCATAACACTCATAAGCTCCGTTAAGCTCATGAGTTATTTCACATTTTGTAGCAAATCTAAGGATAGCGTAACCGTTCCAGTTAGACCAATTAATGTAGGTCTTCTCCCAGTCTATAGCACCACCTGTAAGATAAACATAATCTGATTTTCTAGGTGACTCCCCCAGCACTCGGGGGAACACTTGAGGGAGTTTCATTTGAGGGGGTTGTAATTCTGCCATGTTCAATCCTTTCTAGGAAACTAGAAACTTGTTTCTATAGTAGAATGTAGCTCCTTTGATTCCTTTGAAGTTGTAATAAGTCCAATCAGAAGAAATATAGGGGAAACCTCCCTGAGTATATCCATTGTAGAATACCCATTGATTAGGGTTTGCGTTATCGGTAGCTCTTACTATCATTGTTTCAGTATCTATAAGAACCTTATTTAAAGCCCCTGCAACTTGAAGATCAACCCAGAAGGTTGAATAAACACCGTTTTTGTAGGTTGTATCTACTTGAATCTTAGTAGCTGTTTGGTCTACGTCGAGTAATATTGTCGGAAACACAGGAGCGTTTTCATCGATATCTCTAAACGATACGGAGTTAGAAGTATTTGGGACATCTAGTGTGACTTTACAATGCGTATAACTCGGCTGCAACCATGCTGCATTCTTAGAAACACTATCCATAATAACAACATTGATTAACTGACCGGATCTGTTAGAAGCTCCTTCTGCATCAGCTCTTATATAGGTAACCGGAGTAGGGACCACATAATTGAAAGAGCTGACCTTTCTGAAATAATTATCAATATTTCCCGTTTCGGATAAACTTAGATGCTTATCATAGTTCGAACGATGATCAAACTGACGAGTGCCTATACGAATAGAGTTAAACGAGGCAGTCTTATCAACTTCCTGACTCCAGAACCCTAAATTGTATGTGAGTTCTACCCTTAAGTTTCTAGAGGAAAGCTTATCTTTTTTTTGTTGGTCAGTAGTTAACCCTTTAAAGATATTAGGGTCGATAGATTGAGCTATTGCAAAGATATCCCAAGCAGTCTCATATACTGCAATAGTAGATACGTTTATAGAGTGCTGTGAAGGTTTTGCGTTTCTGAATAAGCCCAATTCCCTGATTCGTGAGGAAGATTTAGGAGGAACTTTGATACACAACTCAACTGCTTCAGCATCAGCAGGGATATTGACTTGATGAGAAACGGTTTTCCACCCAAGAGACACCATAGTTGTAGTACCTGCTTTGCGATACCTCACAGATACTTGTGCGCTTCCACCCTCTAAAGTGAAATTACAATAAAGTGGTTTTCCTCGCAAATCAGTATTTGGATAAGTGGAATCTTCGTTTACAATAGTGGCGTCTACAGGCGCCCAAAGTTTATAGTAAAGTAAATAATCTTCTGTATCATGGTCATTATACATCGTGAATCTGTTTTGAGTTCTTCGAGTATATTTTGGACGTCCTCCTGTGTCATAGGTTACAAGGTTCCGCCAAGAAGATTCTCCGTTGTAGTATTCTCCCCATCCAAGGTAACCTCCCCAAGCTCCTGAAGATACCGGGTTAGTCCAACAGGATCGAATAAGGTTACGATCATTAGAGGTAATGTCTGCTTCTTTAACAGTTCCAATACTTACATATGAAGTGGTACTTGTACTTGATAGTACGCTGTACTCTTGAGAGGTAGCGCTGTCACTAAACTGTGTAGACTCATATCCGACAGTACTAGTCTGATTTCCTACACTCCCCAGATTATACCCTAAGACACCTATAGAGGGACAATACGACTCCGAAGGTTTAACGGTCTTAGAGTATGTATAAGTTGCATTGCTTGTTCCGATGCTTACTGTCTTAAGGTCTCCATACCCGAAGGGATCACATAAGAAACTTAATTTGGTAAACCATTGCTGAGTCTGAGGATGCCACTCCCAGGAGAATGGCGCAATAGTTTTAACTTTGAAAGTTGTATTAGGCATATGGTGAAACTTTAAGTGTCCTTCAGGCTGATAGATGGGTAGAGATACTACAGTGTTAGGAATATCAACATTAGTCATTGAGTAACCATACCCGTACCTAAGCCACTTGATAATGTCACGTTTCTTCTGAACATCTGGAGTCATTCCTCTAGAGCGGAACCGTATTCCGAACTCTATTGTAATGTCGTCATATGTGCCATCAGTGTGCGTAAGCGTACTATGCCTTCCTCTAATATAAACCTGGTCAGATCTAAGTTGTGCCGTCTGAATCTTCGGCTTACCCATCATGTAAACTTCATAGTCTAACAATGAGTTTTTCGTCATGTACTCAAAGTTAGGTTGGGCAGTTTGCTTGCCGTCATTTATTGCGTCATCATGTGTGTATATCAATGAGAGTTCCCCTTTCTTGGACTCCCTCAGTGATTACACTCTGAAAGGAGTCCTGTTACGTCTATCGTATTGTGCATTTCTTGGTTGTGTATACTTATCAGTTGCCCGAGCTATTGCGTTTCCATCCACATAAAGTGGAACATCCACAGTGACCATTACAGATTCCTGCTGCCCTGCCATAGCAGAACCTACCATTCTTCCTGCTGATCTACTTGCGGATAGTTGACCATTTATAGCCCGTGAAGCTCCGACTGCTGAAGCTAATCCTCCGTTAACAGCTCCTATTGTTCCAGAGATTGCCTCTTGCAAGCTTCCTGCAAAGAACTGTAATGGTAATCTATTAAACTTACCTCGAGTCTCATCTAAGATGTCAAACCCGAAAGGACTTCGAGGCATTGTTTCCCCGATGGCGTTGTTTTCAGGGTCAATCATATACCGTCCGCTTCCACTACCGAACCAATTCATTGGATTCAGTTTAGATCCTATCTCTGACATGGTACCCCAGAGAGAGGAAGACATTGCGGTAATACCTCTGATGAGTGACTTGATAAGCCCTGTCCCGATGTCATACCAATCCAAGTCTTTCAACCACTTGACAGCCGCCTTAAAAGCGTCTGCAATCTTATCAGGCACTGACTTGACAGCGTCCCATATAGCACCAGGGAGACCTTTAATATTGTTAGTAGCAAATGAGACAACGTCGCCTGCCCACTTGCCTACGTCTTTAAGGTGACTCTTTGCGAAGCTGGCGAATCCTTCAATAACTGACGTCAGTATCTTCTTGATTCCTCCTAGAAGTCCTTTCCCAACCGTAGCATCAATAAAACCTATGATACCTTTCCAGATACCTTCAAAGATATTTTTAACACCTTCCCAGACCTTACTCCAGTCACCTTCTATGATTCCGCCCACTGTTTGAATGATACCCATGATAACTTTCATGGCTCCCTCTATCATCAGTTTTATTCCTTCCCATATCGGGATAACAATAAATTTTATGACAGTCCATAGGGCGTTCCATGTAGCTTCTATTTCTTTGCCGTTCTCATCCATGAATGTTTTTATCTGCTGTAAGATTCCTTGGAACCATTTAACATTTGTATCCCAGATAGGTTTGATGGCTTCCCACAGCCCTGTTAAAATACCTTTCCAGTATTCCCACTGTGCAGCATTTTCAGCAGTTCGCTTATTCTCAGCATCCATTGCAAGAGTAAGCTTATTGATACTCTCCTCAGCTTCCTTCTTCTTCTGGATGTACTGCTCTTCGTTGAGGTTACCTGCAGCTTTCTGTGCGTCTAGCTCTTGCATCTTTTGCTGAAGAAGACCTGCTTGAGTGGTGTTACTCTCATAAACCTTCTTAGCTTCGTCCATTCCTGCCTGCCATGTAGCTTGGTCTATTTGACCTTTCTTCTTCTGCTCAGTAAGCATTGCTTCAGATTGAGCCAGTTTCATTTGCTCGGTACTTAAAAGCTTCGCTGCCTCTACAGATTTACCATAAGGATCAAGCTGCTTAGATATACTATCTATTAATCCTGTGGAGCTGTTTGTAGCTCCTGTCATAGCTTTCTCTAATCGAGAGAAGATGATAAGCCCTAAGTTTTCCGCTGCTGAACTAGCATTCGCCATAGCTCCAGATAAGTTGTTAGACATTACTTTTGCCATTGTCTCAGCGGATCCTGAGGAGTTATCTAGCATAGCTTTAAACTTATCAAACTCAGTTACGCCGCCCTTAAGTGTCATGATCCACCCTGCATAGGCTTCCTCACCGAAGATTGCCTTTGCAGTAGCAATCTGCTCAGACTCTGATAACTTATTGAACGCAGGAGACATCTCTTCGATAATCTGACGGATATTTTTCATGTTACCTTCGGAGTCTGTCATAGTTATATTTAGACCTGCTAGAGCCTCACGAGCAGCCTTTGGAGGTGCCGCTAGTCGAGATAAGCCTGCACGAAGTGCAGTACCTGCCATACTGGCTTTAATCCCACCATTCGCGAACTCCATAGCGATTACAGTAGTCTCTTCGAGGTTCATTCCAAAGGTGTCCGCGATCGGGGCGGCGTACTTCATCGTCTCGCCTAATTGCTGCACGTTTAAGTTCGCTGCTGCGGAACCTTTTGCAAATACATCGGCTGCACGTTGAGCCTCTTCAGCTTTCATCCCAAAAGGTGTCATAGTATCGGTTACTATATCTGCAGCTCTTGCTAGGTCTAAGTTACCTGCGGTAGCTAGATCTAATAGAGGTTTCGAGCCTGCGATCATATCGTTAGCTGTCCAGCCAGCAGTAGCCATGTATTCATAAGCTTCGGCTACGTTGGTAGCACTCCAGACAGTAGATGCTCCAAGCTTACGAGCATTTTCTCCCAGTTCTGCCATCTGTAAAGATGAAGAGTCAGAGATTGCCTCTACTACAGACATCTGCTTTGTATATGACATACCGGCACTTACAGCACCTTCTAAGCCTTTTTTTACAAGAGCAATACCACCAACCGCTGCTCCGATAGCTGCAAGTTGAGCAGCTGCACCTTTAAACATAGACCCCATACTCTCAGCTGATTTCCCTGCATTACCTGCTTCTCGACGTACTTGTGTTAAATCTCGTACCATGCTTTGAATCCCAGATTTGAAGCGACTATCATTCAAGAGGACGTCTATAGCAATTGTTTCGTTTTGAGCCATTTAGCGTTCTCCTTTCTAGAGCTAGTACTTCGAGTCATCGAGTTTTACAAGTCTAGCTCTGTATTCTTTGATAGTTTGATAAACCGAGATATCTATCCAATGAATGAAATCCGTATTGTCGATAGTTGTTAAGTCCCATCCGGCCTTCAATCTATCTATGTAAAAATCCATGATGAATTCGTATACCGGAGAATCGTCAACCTTTAGAGCATCTGCGAATTCAATCTTCTCAGCCTCTTCTCGGTTGACGTTCATTAGTTTTTTATTTGTTCCATTCGTTCCTGAGCTCTTCGCGCAGGCGAGGTAATAGTGTTCATAATAAGTTGTGTAACATCACCTGCATCAACTCCATTCCAAAATTCTTCCTCTGTGAATTGACAATTATATAAATCATTAGCGATGAATTTAACAGCGCCATCTAAAGTCTCCATTGAAAAATCCTTCTCTAGAGAACTAGCCCATCCTACAGATTGTTTGAAACGTAGTGCTGGCATAAAAGCAGGTTGTTTAAAACTCTTTTCTTCGCCATCGATTAATAATTTGATTTCCATATTTAATTTCCACCTTTGTGAATTTATAGTTAAACGTCATATGAAAAAAGAGGGATATCAACCCCTCTTTTTTTAAAGGATATTATTATGATTAAGGAGTTGGTGTAGATGATACTAACTCAGCACTTTCAATACCTGGAGGTAACGGAGGTTCTGTTGTTGGAGGTTTTGGAGCATCCGATGGTTCGACTACTCCTTTGAAAAAGTCAACGGCCCAATTATCTGGGTTTTGAGTTGTTGCTTTATTAACATCAATCTGAAACTCGTAAACAGAATCTTTTAGACGGGGCATAAAAGCAATTTCATATTCAGGAGACTGGAATTCAACTTTATCTTCTTTCGTTTTTGTTTCCTCTTTACCCAAAGCAAATCGTCCTTTGTACAGAACTTTGTAGCGGTATGATCCATCCGCTTTCATTCTGCGGTAAAGCAATGCTCCTTGTGGGGCAACATCTTCAGCAGACTTGATTAAAGTCTTGTTTGTTTTAGAATACTTATGTCCTAAAACCAATGCTTCACGATCTGGTTGAATACCTGTAAGTACTAGTTTTGCAGGAATAGAACCCATCGCAGAAGCTGATTCGATCGCTCGATTATCTCCGTAGTCTGACACTGACTCGACTTCTGGCTCAACTGATAACTCTTTAACGTATCCGATTTGGACAGGTTTGTAATATGTTTCTTTTTGTTCATCTTGCATTGGAGCAAAATACAATTTATCGATACCGATAATTGATGTTGTCATTCAGTTTCCTCTTTTCTTATAGAATTTCAGTCAAGTAGATTGAGAAGGTAAGATGATATAGGCCGTCCACTTTATTGAATCTAGCTGACTTGATAACTTTAGTGATGTTTCCAAACGAGAGATGCGTAATACTCATGAGCTTATTTTCCACGGCATATTCTCCTTCAGTGGACATCACTCCAATGTCTGTCATGATGGTTCTACGCTGAACACTTTCAGATTCCCTTTGAAGGTTGGATAATCGAATGTCAACTACTAGGCAGTTATCTGTAAGCTGCTGTCCTGACACTGCTGTGAAAATGTCGTATGTAGGAAATATCTCTAGAAGTTTAGCCACTAAGGCATCCTCATAAGTTTGCATCACATTCTCAGTTTCATAGTTTGTATTCAACGTTTAATCACCTCTTTTAGGAAGTGCTGTACTTCTGCATCCTTCTTGGACAGCATAAGTTCATAAGCCGCATGCATGTAGTAGGCTCCAGGTTTGTATCCTTTTCCGTAGATAGTATGACCATACTCAACATAAGGAGCATAGAAAACATTGGAGTAAATTCCACCTGATATGCGCCCACCAGTAACTTGAATAGCTTTGAGCTGAAGTGAGTTTCTTAATAATGATGTATCAACTGGAACTCTTCTTTTAGCTTCAGCAACCCCTGTAGCTGAGAGACGCTGTACAAGATTCTTACCTTCGGAGTCTATTTTTCTTTCGATGTTTCTCAAAAGGTTTGTGACCCCTTCAGTTCGTACAGTAATTTCTATCATGCTGTACCACTCTCTTTAGCGTAATCTTCATGACGACAAATAACTTCCTGATGGGTTTCGTATACCATTGGAGAACCACACACGCCTTTTAAACTTCTACCATAGTAGTTAAATGTAAAACGATCACCGGCTTTGATATCGATATGTTGTTCAAGATACACTTGAAAGTCACCTGTAATAGGTTGGATTGTTCTCCTTTGATCGTATTCTTCCGAACGAAATACGTATAATCCGCACTGAATGTTCGTGTAAATTTCTTTGTCTTCAAATACTTTTGATCCATTTGGCTTTGTTACTTGTATCTTTCTAGTCACACTGCACTTAGAATCAAATGTTGCAACAATATAATTCTTCATACGAACCTCACCCGCCTAAATTTGTTGAGATACTTAACATAATCACTCATGAAGAGTGTTCCACGCGGCACATTGGCAGATGTCCCTTTCGTTTCAAACTCTTGGACGAATCCACCACGTTGAATTTTCTTAACAACATCTTGAGGTTTAGATGTTTCTAATCCTTCTAAGTACTCAATCATTTGGCGGCAAACCATTTCTATGACAGTATCTTTTAAAGGTTCGGGAAGATCCACACGATTTATATAGATTAAAACTTTATAGATTGTTGACTTGAGCGCATATTTGATAAGATCGTTATTTTCGTCTGTCTGTTTACCTATCTGTTTAACAATAGGAAGCAATTCTTCGATGAGAGCATTCAAATATTCTTTATCAACATCTTCTTCTGTGATGTAACCTTTCATACATTCACTTCCTTTTAAGAAAAGCTCAAGGGAACTTAAGTCCCCTCAGCTTTCTTTTTTGCTATTGTGTATGCTCTTTTTTGTGACGGAGTCATATCCTCGTAGGTTAATTCGCCATCGGTAGCCTCAGCCTTCGATGAGACTGGCGAGGACATCATCATTGACATCTTCGCGACAGGCTCGTCAGGCGTCGTTAGTTTCCCGTTGGGGGAGGAACAGGAACTGTTAAAGTAACCGCAATAGCTTTTGCACCATTTTTCACATAAGTTACATAGTGCATATCAGCACCAACTACTTGAGAACGTTGTTCCATTTTACGTTCAGTTTCTACGCTTACTTGACGTTTAAGAGATAAACCTAACGCACCTGCTTTTAGTAAGTAAGCTTCGCCTTTCGCTAATCGTCCAGATACTGCAATATTCAAGCCCATCACATGACCGACTGTACCTGCCATAAATGGTGCACCTTGTTGTACAGCTACGAATTCTTTCATTGCCAATACTTCACCATAATCTTCAGGAGAAATGATAAATACAGCATCTTCAATTTCTTCACCAAACGCTACTCGAAGTAACGCTAAACCTTTTTGAGAAATCTCAACTGTTTTCTTAGGGATTCCGATTTCTGTTTCTGAAGGAGTTGTTGTAGAGGCTTTCTTAAGAGCGGCTACAAAGTCGCTATCTACTTTGTTACCAAGAGAAACTGTAAGTTGATTTTCGGATTCAGAAACAATTGCGCCGTTTGTTGCTAAAATAGCCTCGTCCGTCATTATGATATCTTTTGCAGCTTTCTTAACAGGAAACGCCTTGTTGCTTGCAGTGATTTTTTCACGGTCAACTGTACCACCTTCGGCAACCTCTTTAGCATCTCCAATGTAGTTCCATGTTGGGAATACTACTGTAGTTCCTGGTTGTGCTACTAACGTGTAATCAACATCAGCTAAAGGCATAAACTTAATATATTTACCTAACTTAGTAGCAATTCCATCGGCAATAACTTCAGGAATAATTGCTTTTTGTACATCTGTAACTTTAGTCATATAATGATTTCCTCTTTTCTTTTTGGGGTATGTTTCGGGGGTTCAGGGGTGCCCCTAGAGTCTCACTAAGGGCGGGTGATTATAGTCCAGATTCCGCTCTCTTTTGAGCGTATACTTTAGGATTAGATTGATATAGAGCTGTGCGCTCTGCATGCGTCATGTCTGCGAATTTTTTACCAGTAGATACTTGTTGACTGGCTTCTGGATTCGGAGGAGTAGTTTGAGAACCTGCTCCAGCTAGTACCTTTTCAGTTGCAACTTGTAAAGCGTTTTTCCATTCAAGTTCATACGTGTTGATAAGCTCACGTGTTTCACTATCAGTGGAACCTACAAAGCGATCAATTAGTGAAGCTGGAAGTCCTTTTTCTGATGCTAACCCTAAAGCAGTAGAACGTTGGAGCGCAAATTGCTTCTCTTGTTCTGCCTTTTGGAACATCATTTTTAACTCTTGGATTTCTTTTTGCTCTGGAGTCGCTGAAGGATTCAACTTCGCTACAGCTTCATCGATTTCTCGTTGCAAGTTATTTTGCTTCCAAGCGTTAATTCCTTTAGATACATGGCTATCAATCTTTGGTTGAATAAACTTCTTTCCATCCTCTGAAGATAAGAATCCGTCAACTGTCTCGGGTGTAAGGAATTGACCTTGAAGTGTTTGTTTTGCTTCTGCATTCGTACTGATAAATTCTTGTACTTGTTCTAATGTAATTTCCATTTGAGTCTCCTTCTGAGTGCCTTATAGCCCTCTTAAGTAGTTTTGTGTGATTTTTATAAAGCTTTTCCACCGATCTCTACAGGTACTAATGTGCAACGGCAGTGAGGGTGTAGAGGAATAGGCGGGTTGTTATCTATTTTGTATTTCTTACCGTGGAGAGCCGCACACCTTGCACAAGTTCGTCTTTCTAAAGTAGCTAACCACTCGACTTTAGTTACTCCATAGTCCCTATACGATTGGTTTGCCGCTTCGTTGTAAACTCGTGATGTTTCTGTGCGAGCGATTCGTTTTGCATAGTAAGCGCCAGAATCCATCTTTTCTTGAATGTGTTTTGCATACTGAGGGATTCCCCATCCTTTTGCTAAACCTTCAATTAAGATTTCATTCAGAACCTTACCAGTTTTAAGGATTGATTTATTTACACTGGTTTCAAAGGCATATCCTCCATAGTTAAAAAAAGCGGCTATACCAATCGCTCCAGTAGGTAATATGTTGAAAGTATTCTTCGGGTCAGCAATCTTAGAAAGTATCTTATCATGTGCCTCTTTGGATACTTCATAGATGTCTGAAAGCTTTTGTTTTAATTCAAGATTCACTTCTAAGCCTAACGATGTAAGCTGCGCTTCAGTTTGTGTTATAAGGCTTGATAACCTATCTCTTTGAAGCGAAGCGCCTAAACTGTCTTGATTAAGGACTTCGATAAAGTCGGTCATCAAAGATTCATAGATATGTCGGTATCTCTTATCTAAGGTGTCAAGGTAATCTTCTAAGTTGTCATGCATCTCTTTAGCGACTCTTTCAGTCTCCTTAATTAACCATGCTTGTTTTTTGGTAATAGACATTACTTATCATCCTTTGGTGGTTCGCTTGGCTCTGAAGCTTTTGGAGGCTCATTACTTCCTGGTGTTGTTTTTTGTAAGAAAGGATTAGCGCCCATTTCTTTTTCAACGGAAGCTTCTTGCTCTTTCTTGATCTGCTTTTCTTCTTCTGTTTCGTTGTATTTGAAAGGGAATTGACGTCTGAGGGTCTTCTTACTGAATAAATCGGGAGGAACTTTCGCAGCCAATTCTGCAAGTTCAATGATATTCGCAGGTAAGTTACGTACAAATGTAGGTTCCAAGATGTCATCTTCTGATGGAGAAACAAGGCCTTGCTTCTTAGAGAATAGTTGTTTCATTAGTTCATGACGTTGATACAATGCCTTTGTGAACTTTCTCTCTTTCTGAGATGTTTTGTCTTCTAAGTCCTTCATTTTCCACTTGATAGCAACACCTGATAAGTTAGAAGCGAATTGCTCATCGTGCAGATTGGGAACTTGGGCAAATTTATGGATATCTTGAGTGAGACGATCCTTAATGTTCTCTAGGTGTTTATCATTCGTGGGCTTAGTCAGGAATGAAGCATCTCCAGTTCCATCCACAAGCATTACTCTTTGACGCTTCATATTTTGAATGTCTTCTTCATCTGTTCCAGACATATCTCTCAGCAACAAATAAGAGTCTGCCCAATATTCAACATCGTTGATAGTATCAGAAACTACTTTGTTATAAGCGTCAATTAGAGGGATAACTGTTTCAAAAGAGCTTTTACGTTCTTCGTTATTGAGGAATTCAACTACAGGGAGAGAGTCAAACATGTGCTTGGCTGGCATTCCTATATCAATGTCTGTTCCTTGGTCATCTGTACTTATAGGAGTGACGAACTCAGAATCATAAAGTTGAATATCAAAGTATCGTTTTTTTGTAATTGTATCTTCACGTTCAACCCACAAACAAAATGCAATAGGAGTTTCTAGCATATCCGGAGTGTAGAACATGACTCCGTTCTCTGGGGAAATGTACTTAAAGCGATGAATCGGTTTTTCTAGCTTATTTTCTATCCAATGAAGTTCGAAAGCGTGACCTAACATATTAGAAAGCTTGTCCAACTCATAATTGACATCGTCTGCATGGTTAATGCTATTTAGCTTAATAATTTCATCTAATAAACGTTGATTCTTACATTCGAAAGAAATCGGCTCACCAGTAAAATAACTAGAAGCTGTATCCACAATAATCTTAGGAAAGTTATGAGAAACCCTGTTATTTGGTTTGGTAGGATCGTCGAAGCCACGCAAATCAATATTGTGATATCCCTCGTAGTATCTACGTAACATAGCATAGTCGCCTTTGGTGATATTCTCTGACCGAACAACTTCGATAATCTTTTTAACGTCTCGCGCATCTTTTAAGTAATGTTTTCTACGTGGTTTTAATGTAGGCATTACAATATGTTGGTATGTTTGTAAGTTTGAATCAGATATGGTTATTCCTCCTTTCTACAGTAGTTAGATGATTTTACTGTTTGCTTTGAAGTAAATAACCTTCAAGTTCCCAAATCTTATTTGTAATTCGATCTTTACAGATTGCTACTCCAATTTCTCGGTCGTAATTCACCGGGTCTACACATGCTGATGATTCAGTAAGGATAAAACCATTTGGTAGTTTTGCAATTACCACAGTGCATTTCCCAAAGAATTCTTCTACTACAAATTGTGTATTTTCTAAAATATTATCAATATCTTTTTGAGTTAAACTATTTTTCATTGTACGGTTCCTTTCTACAGACCTAGCAAGGCCTTATTGATAGATCTCGCTCGATTGCGAGGCATTACTTCTTCAAGTGCATACCGTAAAGCATCTAAAATGTGGTTAAAATTGTCTATTGGTTCATTTGTATACTCATTTGTTGACTTATCTTTTTTGTATACATAGTTCTCAAGCTCAAGTTTTGTCTTCTCACATTTAGGATGAACAATAATCTTGAATTGCTTGATAAATTGAATTCCATGATTGATGGAATCTTTACCCTTGCGTGCGGGCTTTACACGATAGATACCTAGCCTTTTGAGTTCTTCAATCGACTTAGGTTCTGATGAATCAGCTATGATTCTTTGTTTTGTATATTGCTTGTAAGATAACATGTTGTAAATGTCTCTGTTCGTCATAGCTTTTTCGTAGTGTTCATCGTAAATATAAAGAATCTTATTCTTCATATCAGGAATTGCACAAACTAAAGTGGTAGGATCCTGACTGTAACCAAAGTCCATGCCGTGATATGACTTCAATCCTGATTTAAATAAATCCATGACATTAAAGTCAGATACTTCCCAGTTTTCGTATATGGTTTTACTCAATGTTGCGAACTCACCAAGCGCGTAAATCTTGTAGTAAGCGTTATTTGTTCTCATAAGATCATGGAGTGAATCAATATACGTTTGAGGTAAGAACTTATTGTCCTTATATGTGGTGTGGACAACTTTACAGCTCTTCGGTGGTTTCGTTTCGTGAAACATTTTATAAACCCAATTTGCTTTGGATGTCGGGTTATACATGAGGACTATCTGATTGTTTTTCTTCTTCGAACGAAGTCGGAGATTTAACTGCGAATAGTCATCGAGGGTTAATTCTGTGGCTTCTTCAATTAGAATGTCATCCAGACCTTGGATAGATTTAATCTTCTCTGGATCATCCATCCCTTTGAATATGATTTCGGAGCCGTTTGGAAGTTTGATACTGAAGTTTGATTCTGATATCTTGCAGTGTTCTAAGATGCCGAATGTAGATAAAGCCTTCTTGAACTCAGCGAAGATAGATTCACGTATTGTATTTGTGACTTTACGAACAACTAGCATCTTCCGTTTGTTCTTCAAAAGCTTAATTACAGAGCGTTGCACTCCAAATACAGACTTTCCAGAACCAGCTCCGCCATAAAGAACTAATAATCGTTCTTTAATATTGAGATAAGGTAGGTAACATTCATTGAAGAATCGCTTCTTAATTGTAATGTTAATTTGAGGTTGTTCTTTCATTGAAGTCCTCCTTCCTCAGTAAGGCCCAGGAGTAAAGTTAGGAGGGATTCCATGATCACGATATTCAATTGAGGAGAGAAATCGGGGAACTCCTGAGCTTTACTCAGAAAAGAGGATTTGAGGATACTAGCTATCTAGCACCCTCATAAGTGATTATTCTTCTGTTTCTTGATCTTGGTCAAACTCTGTATCATCTGACATATCAATATCAACTACAATCGTTGTTTCTTGAGATTGTTGGATTTTATCAATGAATAACGCATGAGACTTACCTAGCAGTTCTAATGCTTTCAAACTGTCCCTATTGTCCACTTTCTTCACTACTTTTTGACCTTTAGGGGTAATATGAACATCATAAGTATCTTCACGAGCAATAGAAGTTAAACGTTCGAGGACTTCTTGAGCAGAAGCAATTTGTCCGTCCCTATCACCTTTTGCAAGCCAACTAAGATAAGCACGAGACTTTTCGTATGAAGCAATTCGATAGATTGAACCAACGTGGAATTCAAACTTATTAGCTACTTCTTCGTAATTGAATTCAGAGGCTACAAGTTCACGAAGGATAGAACGATGTCTCTCTTTGAGTTTTCGTAGGTCTACACCATTCCATTCGGGAGGATCAGAGGGGAATTTCTCTGTGTGGTCTACTTTTTTAGTCATATTGAATTCTCCTTTCTGGTTTAAAATCGAGGGCGATGTTTTGGGGGAAAAATTTGGGAAGACCGGCTGACGTGTGCAAATGAAATTTTATATATTGTGACTACATCCAGCCCAAAAAAATTTTTTTGAAGGTACCCCCACCTACTAAAATTTATTTTTTTTAAAAACAAAAAATAAAAAAGATAAATGGCAGAGGAATAAATAAAGTAAATAACAAATAATATTTTCTTTTGTTATCGAGGAATAAAACAAAGATAAGACATAGTAGCATCATAGTAAGAGATAGAGAGGACACACACTATCAGTAGTATGGTACTATGGTGTGATGCTGTGTGGTGGTAGGTAGTAGCTGACGAGCGGTGACACACAGTAGTGTGGTGGCAGGTAGTAACTGTTGTATGTGGCAATCAGTACTGAGTGATATGTCTAATGCTTTATGAATCATCATTCAAAGTGAGGATGACGAGAAAGGATAGTTGAAGTGTCTGAGTAGCCATCCGATGTAGGTATTTAAGCTAGGGTTTATACTCTGCTAATCTTCCCAGTAAAATCTAGGTGTGTTTAGTCTTTAGAAAAATACACCTGTTTAATCTAGAAATATTACCAGTACTTTATTCTTAAGTATGTGATGCATTGCACATTCAAGTTACATAATACATGTTACCGGAAGTTGTACAGTGCCTTGTGTTGATTTTACGGGGTTTATGAGTCATACCTTGAGGTTTCGGTGGGTTATTATGGTGTTTATTGAATGCATAAAATCAGCTATTCTTATACATTGTACCATTTTCTCCTAGTTTATGGTAGAAATGATGCGGTTTGAGGCTAAATTAATGCATAAGATTGTATTGTTTTATGCACTGACCAATTTATTTCCACAATATATTTCCTAACTAGACGAATATTCTCTACGCATGTACGATGTATGATTCGTGTTCTGGTAGTCCAATCTAGCCAATCACCATTTTAAACATTTCGTATCCATCTCACTCAATCCCTTGATACATCTACCTTCATAATTATTATACAAGAAAATACCAAGTATTTCACCCATTTAAATTTCACACAGTTTCCGTACAATTCTGGTTCAATTCTCTGTATTTTTCACATTTATACTTCATACCTATATTCCAACAAAACATAACCTAATGTATCGAAGAATCTACGTAAGTAACCTTCAGCATCTCCTGTTTTCGGAGCATACACTGTAATCCATTTCTCTATACCTGTAATACCTAACACTCTACAATTCCAATCCTGGCAATCCATCAAGTTTCACCCTCTAATTATTCATCAATCCAGTAATAAACATTTCTTTCACTAACTCAAAAGCTTGCTCTTCACTAAAACCAGCATCTACAAATGAACTATAAGTAGTATAAAAGTACTTAGCTGGCATCCTTAGTGATTCAGCTTGTTTTTCTAATTCTTTATTTTCTAATTCACCTAATACTTGTTTGAATAAATCCATCAGTATTCCTCCTCTATTTTCGTTCGTTGTGTTCGTTTGTTTTGTTAAAGAACTTCTGTCAAAATACGAAATGATTTGTACATTTGATTCTCTATTTTAATTTCAATTGGTTTCCCAACTAATTCAGATACAGTATTCACTTTCGCTTCTTCAAGAATCTTATGTATATAGTTCAATGCCTTCTGAAAAGCTATGTTCTTCTGCTCTTCATAATCCCATTTGCACTCGTCACTAATATTAATCAAATGTCTACCACCACAACTGACTCCACTGTTATCACCAAAACGAAATTCAAGCTGTAGTCCCATTAAGAAAGGTCTGTCTCTATGTGTTCCGAATTCAGCTTTTACAATTTTACCTAAATACTTTTGTTCCATTACCTCACCCCTTATCTTCCCTTATCGCTCTCAACTGCTCCATTTCCTTATCAGCAGACTCCACAATCCATTCTTCATCCTTGTTCATCTCACCAATCCGATAACTGAAGTAAATTACCAATAAAGTAACAAGCGTCCCAGTGACATATCCTGTAAGCCCTCCTAACCAAAACATTACATCACTTCCTTCGTTTGTATCCCATCATCGATAACATACCATTTTGCTTGTTCGAATAAAGATTGACAGTTCATCGAAGTCAGATGTGTGCCTATATGTTTAAGAAATTCATTAAAAAGCATTGGCTTTCTTAGGTCTACACCATATTGATTAATACTGTTACTTAATAACCAACAATCGCATATAATCTCTCCATCGCATTTAAGCATTAATTCAAAAGGAACTTCTGTATACTTAACCTCTTCCATCCCATCACTTCCTTCGCAAAATAAAATAAGACGCTAAATCGATCACGGTAGCGCCTACGATAATTGTTATTGGTTTAATCATCTAACCCAGATTTATCTATAGTGAAAAATTCGATGATGTCTTTAGAATCTGGAACTTGTATCAATGCACCTACGTTAGTAATAGCATTGCCTAACTCTTCAAATGCTTTTGCGCATCCGTCAGCAGCTATTCTTAATCGTTCAATCCTAGCTTCAGCTTCGTCCATATCTACATTAACTTCAATATCCAATCGATTCATTGGTCTCTTAACTTCTTCCATCATTCATCCTCCTAACCAAATGTCCATTTTGTTCAATAAAAAAAGAACACTATAAAGTGCCCTAAGCTTCTGAGTATTAAATATACGACAATGCCCTGCCCGTTCTAATGGCGCAACATAAAAGAGCTTTATAGCGGAATATATGGCTCTCGGAAAAGGAATAAGTTGGTTGGCATTGACTCGATATTGTATGTTCGGGAATTCCTTATGTGCAATAAAAAAGTGCCCTATAAGGTGCTCGTCCAATACGATTATAAAGAATGAATACGTCGTGTTCAGTTATTAGTATATGCTTGTCTCATTCAAAGTTTTACTGATTTAATGTGTAATTTCTATATAACAAAGAAAAAAAAGCACCCGTTATGGATGCTCTTGTGTTTTACCAAATTTCATCTTTAGAAATAGGTACAGGTTCAGCGTAATAAGTCTCTTCTGAACTCTCTACATGCTTGTACACTTCAACAGAGATTACATTATCTAAGTTAATAAGTTTTTTATCAAACTTAGCAAACCTTTCAGCACGTTTCTCTGTAAGCTCAATTAACACTAGTTCTTCACTCACGTTCTCTGTTTCAACATAAATTTTCTTATCGTTTACCATAAGAAAAACTACTTTATACTTTTTCACTTTATCCCCTCCCAATTTATCTATTCGACAGAAAAGAAGGATATCCTACAAAACAAAAAGCCATCACCGAAAGGTGACAGCTCTAGAGGGGATGGAAGAGAGATAACAAATGGCGATAAGTATCTCTTCAAGAATAAGATTACTCTCATTCTTTTCTCGATCACCGCAATCATCATATAAGCTACACGCTTTGTGTCAGTGACCGAGAAAAGAGCGAAAGCTCTTTATATCCTTTAATTTATATCGTGGTTACAATAACCACAGTAACGAATATGGGTTTCGCTACTTGCGTGAACAAACATATGGAGGTGACAGAGGGGGAACTGTCTTATGTTTGCTCAAACAAAGAGCGGAAGCTCTCTGCCTAGTGAAGATTCGCAGCAATCACTAGAAAGTGTAATGTGTCCAAATGAATGGAAGATCTACTCGTTCTTATTACTATACTTGTTCTTATTTCCATACTTACATCGAAAACGTGGCGTTCATTCAATCGAACCATCACCATTTCATCTTCGAATGTAGTATTTTTAATAAGAACTTTGGAAAATAAACTCTATGACAGGAGTTTTACTACCTTTGAGCAAACAAACAGGTGGATGCTTGTATGTTCAATGAGAAGTAAAACAGTATGACGAATGCGAGTTATCCCACACCCGCCACACTGGGTTATGTCAAATTTAATTTTAAATATTTTAAGCAATCCTTTCTTCTTTAAAGGGAATCTTCCCACCCTTAACCACGGATTTTTACCGCCGATAGCCTGTACCTAATCTGTTACAGTAACGTTTTGTTAATGGGGTTATTCCATAACGGATTGTAATTATGAAATAAGTACGCTATCCCCTTTGTTATTTCGTTATCAAAGAGCTTATACTTATATATTACTTTTAATTTCATTTTCAAAAACTCCCCAAAAAATATGCTATTTCTCTGCTTTTTCTCTGTTATTTTCAAATGATTCCTAATGTAGTAGCAATCAATTTAATAGCACTCTTCTTCTTCTCGTAAAAGTATGAGTTCTTCATCATCAATTCATTTTGCACGAATGCATCTTTCACTGGTTTATTCGTTAAGAACTTCATAGTAATAATGTTTCTTTCATCATCATCAAGAATATTGTTTAATGCCTTTTCAACTTGCTGTACTTTCATCTTGTTGGTTGTTTTGGAATTACGTAACTCCGGAAACAAGCTGATCCCTTCTTGTTCTACTTCGTTATTAAATCTCATCTTCAACGCTCTATATTCCTTCAAGATACTCACGACCTCTTTTTGCACCTTTTTATCATCAATTTCTGGTAATAAAGATAATTGTTCCACCTAGAATCCCCCTATTGCAATTTTGTTATTTTTACTTCCTGTAAGGTATGTGAAATTTTACTCTCTATCTTCTGAATAAGGGAACGATAACTACAATACAGCCCCCACCACACTGTTAGTCATTGTTCCGCTATCCATTAAATCCAATCGATGTAACTAAATTTCTCTGGTCTAGAAAAATAGATATCTATAACTCTGTCGTTACCCTCAATGCGGTCCCAAACATAAATTTTCGTCTTTTCCATCTATTCAACTCCCTTATCTTGATTTACAACCTCCAAGAACTTGTCCAACGTCATGCAAACTAACCAAGGTTTGTTATCAACCTTTAAAGCAACCGCATCTGGATTTTCACGTTTATCTTCTATCCAGTCATACAGTGTTTTAAATCCACTTTTCCGCGCTTTTACTTCCCATTCAAGACCTAATCCCTTCACATCATTGGAGTACCCGTCCATCGCTCCGGAAAGCGGTACACGGGAACCTCCTATTAACTTAGCGAACTCTCTTTCTCTTCTTGCTCCTTTATCTCGTTGACTTTTACCCATTATTTTTATCTCCTTTATATTCCACTTCAACTTCATACTTTGTAATACATAAAGGAAGGTATTGATATCTCTGTTTGAAGTAACTTTCTAATTCTGTTGTATCTACAGTTATCTTTACTTTCCCTTGTGAATTATCATAAGTTGTGAAATTATCAACTGATTTGCTTTCTAAAAACTCTATCTGATCCATTAATCCTTGATATCTTTCTAATGACATGGTTACTGTTTCATTTGTATTGTATTCGCTCATTTTCCTAACCTCACTTTCTATTAAAAGGATTATTTTGTTGAATTTAGCTTTTTAAGGTTTATTGCTGATTCCATCCAATAACTTACGATAAATTCAACATTTACATTTTGTATTTGTTCCTCTGTATATTCGTAAAAGTCCATTGCTACACGTTTTGCAAATCTTTCTGCATATTCATCTTCTTTCCTAGGAACTGAAACTATAAAACTCATGTGTTCGTTGTATACATGATATTGATAACTAGTTTGAATCATTTCCCTCTACCCCCTATTTACTCTGTTCTATTATTTCAACCAACATTTTACTTAATGTTTGTTTATCTATATCTAAACAAATAGAAGTAGCCTTTAAATATCCATTAACAAAACCTTGTAAATAAATTTCTTTTTCCTCTTTACTCATTTCCCTCTTCCTCCCTGAATAAAATTCAATCTTTTGTCAATACTGTAGACAACATGATATTTCTCCAACCCCCAATTGGAGCTGAGCAGTTAGCTTTTGCTAGCTGCTTTTTAATTTGAATCACAATACACTTCTTTAGGCTCTTCCGATATGAATTGATCTCCATTAAACCATTCTGCATATTCCCAGCAAAACAGCGTTATATCAAACAATTCTCCTGTATCATCCAACCCTTCATTGAAATTTACACCTTCAGGTAACAAACTCTCAATTATCTTTTTGCTATCTTCATTTAGCTTAACTAAGGCGTAATACAATATTTCTCCATCAGCATCATAATCGTATATTTCAAGACTATTTAATAAGTCAATTGCTTTTTGCTTTTCCATATCCATTCCCCTTTTCTACAAAATGAAATTTTTATACAGTTTCCATCTTTTCAACTAATTGTTCCTTATAATAGCCAACACGGTAAAAGTACATTCCTTTAATGCCCACGAGATCCGTACTTTCAAAAACTTCTATATCCCCGTATAAATCATGCAATTTCTGCCGATCATCAACTCTTTCTTTAATCCCCATATTGCGCTTAACTTCAAATCCGAATCGTTCCATCTTTGTTCGATGTTTTTTATACTCATCTTGGTTCTTATAAACAAAGAATCGTTCTTCGCGTTCAACTGTTTGAAAATAGTATTCTTTCATCACTCATCCTCCTCAAGTTCTGTAACAGTTAAGTAGTTTCGCGCCTTCTTCCGCTTCGCCAATCTCCTTTGATACGCTGGTGTCATATAGAAGTGAATCGTCTTAGGAAGTACGCCCATATGTTGAGCGCACTCCTTTATGGTCCCGATACATATGAGCGATTCACCTTTATAAACGACGTACTCCTTTAAGTTCATTTTTCATTCCTCGTTTCTAATAAAATAGCGTTTTTGTTTAGTTTTATCGTTGCACTACATCTACCTTTTTATTTTCGAAATATTCATCAGTTATTTGAATCGCATCATAATCACTTAGTTTTTCGTGGATATTACCACACTTGATACATTTCGTTTCATCAGGGCTAATCGTTTCCAACTCATCACTTTTACATTTTCCGCATATTAATTTATTTTCTTAACAAAATTCAAAT